CAGAGTCGATTTTAGGTTCATTAGGCGCGGCTACTTTTTCACCAGCCGAAGCGTTATATGGTGGCCAAGAAGGAGCGCGAGAATTTAAACGTGCTGATGATTTAGTTGGAAAAGGTATTGGAGCTGCGACGGTTAGCTTAAGTGCGCTTGAAGCGTTTCCAGCAACTGCGCTTATGGCTAAAGGTATAAAGCGGATGTTGCCGAAAGGTAGTCCTACTAAAGACGTTGATTTAGATCGTCGGAAAGTTACGCAAGGGATTGCAGCTTTACCGATAGCCGCAACAGGAATTGCAAAAGTAATCGGTGATTTACCGATGGGCGCGGCGACAGCTACAAAAGCTGCTGCAAAAACATTACCCAAGGTTACTGGTTCTTCGCTCTTGGATAATTTACCTTTTGTACAAAACCAACTTCGTAATGTTTTTTACTTAACAAAAGATTCTCCTAAAGGGGATTTACAAGGTATATATCATTTAAATGAATTAAAAACAGAATTAAAAGAATTAGCAGGAATGCCTAGATTAGCTGGACCACGATTACCCCCACTTTTAGATGATGCAGGGGAGGAATTAAAAATAGATGATGCTTTAAGAGATTTTTCTGAGCCGGTACGTGTTAAAAAACAAGAACTTGTAGAGTTAGTTGAAAGGGAAGGTGACGCAGGAGAAGCGTTATCGTCTCCAATTAGTTTAGAATTACTTGAAGATTTTATGGATCAAAACCCAGGAATGACTTTACGGAAAGCTATAGAAAAAGTAGACGATGAAATTAATACTGTTTTAAAATCTAAAAATATAGATAGTCTTTATGATGTAGATCCAGAGCCAGGATTTTTAGTCGATATGGATATGCAAAGAGAGTTAGCTATATCAAGACCATCCTATATGGGTGCGCCAATGAAAGATCCAGACCCTAGTACGACCTTCCGCACGGATAGGGACTATTACTCTGACAAATCCTCCAAGCTGTTTCCAGAGATGGGTGATTAATGCTTGATAATTTAGATTTTTCCCACCTTCCTCGCGAAAAAGCGGAACAAGCGTTTATAATCGCCGAAGAATTAAAACAACGCGAAGTTCGTAAACAATCACGCGACGATTTTTTAAGTTTCGTTAGGTTAATGTGGCCATCATTTATTGAAGGCTACCATCACCGTAAAATGTCGCAGACGTTTAATCGCGTAGCTAGAGGTGAATTAAAACGTGTAATTATTAATATGGGTCCACGACATTCGAAATCAGAAATGTCGTCCTATATGCTTCCATCTTGGCTCTTGGGTCTTAAACCTGATCTAAAAATTATTCAAGCTACGCACACAGGCGAGTTGGCTGTACGTTTTGGTCGTAAAATTCGTGACCTTGTAGATACCGATGATTATAAAAAGGTATTTCCTGACGTTTCTCTAAGAGCAGACTCTAAAGCTGCAGGAAGATGGGAGACGGCAAAAGGCGGAGAATATTTTGCGGCTGGTGTTGGCGGTGCGATTACTGGTCGTGGTGCTGATGTTCTTATAATTGATGACCCCCACTCGGAACAAGATGCGATGAGCGAAACGGCGATGGAATCAGCGTATGAATGGTATACGTCTGGTCCTCGTCAGCGTCTCCAGCCTGGAGGAACAATCATTCTTGTTATGACAAGATGGTCGAAAAAAGACCTAACAGGCCAGCTAATTAAGGCTCAAGCCCTTGATCCAAAGGCTGATCAATGGGAAGTTATAGAATTTCCTGCAATTATGCCCTCTGGGAACCCTTGTTGGCCTGAATTTTGGAAAATTGAGGAGTTAGAAGGAGTTCGTGCTTCTTTGCCACACGCAAAATGGGCTGCACAGTGGATGCAACAGCCTACTGGTGGCGAAGGTGCCATTATAAAACGTGAATGGATTATGACTTGGGACAAAATTGAGCCTCCTATCCCCGAATACATAATACAAAGTTATGATACAGCGTTTTCAAAGAACGAAAAAGCGGATTTTAGTGCAATTACAACGTGGGGAGTCTTTAAAAACGACGAGGACCACGGTAATTACCACATAGTTTTACTAGATTCCGTCAAAGATAGGCTTGATTTTCCTCAGTTAAAGAAAATCGCTTACGAAAGTTATATACATTGGGAGCCTGATTCAGTTATTATCGAAGCGAAAGCCTCTGGGATGCCTTTAACTCAGGAATTGAGGGCTATGGGCATACCCGTACAAAATTATACACCTACTAGAGGGAATGATAAAATTGCTCGGACTAACGCTGTGGCACCCATTTTCGAGTCTGGACTGGTCTGGATACCAGAAACGAGGTTCGGAGAGGAACTTATCGAAGAATTATGTGAATTCCCTAACGGAGAAAACGACGATTTGGTCGATTCTACGACGCAAGCCCTTTTGCGCTTTAGGCAGGGTGGGTTTATACGTCAACCCTCCGATTACGAAGATGATGAACTAGATTATAAACTAAAAAGTTTTACATATTATTGAGGTAAGTTATGGCTGTTGAAAAATCTATTGCACAACTGGTTGAAACACCCTCAGAAGAGCTTGAAATAGAAGTTGTAGAGGAAGAACAGCCCTCTCTTTTCTCTGAAGACGACACTGTAATGTTAGAAGACGGTGGCGCGATTGTTGGATATGTTGAAGAGGATGAAAATGATGAAGAAGGTGATTTCTACGTTAACCTCGCTGAAGAAATGGACGAAAGAGACCTTCAAGAGCTTTCTTCAGACCTTATTGCGTCTTACAAAGACGATTTGGAGTCGCGTCAAGATTGGTTGGATGCATATACAGACGGTTTGGACCTTTTGGGTGTTAAGACGGAAGATCGAGATGAGCCGTTTAGAGGGGCTTCTGGCGTTACCCATCCGTTACTTGCAGAAGCTGCGACCCAGTTCCAAGCGCAAGCCTACAAAGAGCTGATCCCTCCAGGAGGACCAGTACAAACACGGATTATAGGCGAGCATACCCGAGAGATAGAGGAACAAGCGGAACGTGTTCGTAATTATATGAACTTTATGGTTCTAGATGTCATGGAAGAGTATGATCCAGAGCTAGACCAGATGTTGTTTTACCTTCCTCTTTCTGGGTCTACGTTTAAAAAGACTTATTTTGACCCTACTCTTAATAGACCAGTTAGTAAGTTTGTAATGCCTGACGACTTAGTCGTTTCGTACACTGAGTCTAATTTAGATACTTGCCCTCGGATCACACATTCTGTAACTATGAACTCGAATGATATTCTCAAGTTACAAGTTGACGGGTTTTATAGAGAAACAGAAATACAAGAAGATAGTGCCTCTCTAAATGAAAACGAAGCTAAAGAAAAAGTTGCAGATTTAACTGGATTTCGTAGAACAATACAAAACGAAGACAGTATTACCCTTTTAGAAATGCACGTTGACCTTGATCTTCCAGGATTTGGGCATGTGGACGAAGACGGAGAAGAAACAGGCATAGCTGTTCCATATATTGTAACGATTCACGAAGACAGTAATGAAATTTTATCTATTCGTCGTAATTACAAAAAAGATGACGCTAAAAAGAGAAAAATTCGTTATTTTACCCATTATAAATTCATGCCAGGATTGGGATTTTATGGTTTTGGCCTCATACATATGATTGGGGGCTTAACTAAATCAGCAACTTCTATTTTACGTCAGCTCATTGATGCAGGAACATTAGCTAATCTACCTGCTGGGTTTAAAGCAAGAGGATTACGTGTTCGCGATGAAGACTTGCCCCTACAGCCTGGAGAATTTAGAGATGTAGATGCTCCAGGATCGTCTATACGCGAGGCAATCATGCCTTTACCGTATAAAGAGCCGTCTGGCACCCTTTTACAGATGCTAGGCGTCCTCATAGAAAGCGGTAGACGTTTTGCCTCTGTAACTGACCTAAACGTAGGCGAAGGGAGTCAGGCGAACCCTGTAGGCACAACAGTGGCCTTATTAGAACAAGGCACAAAGATTTTATCAGCTATCCATAAGCGTCTTCACTACGCTCAGAGGCAAGAACTTCGTATCTTAGCAGAAGTTATAAAGAATTTTCTTCCTAATTCTTATCCCTACAAAGTACCTAATGCTAATTCTGAAGCTAAAATAGATGATTTCGACGATAGAATTGATGTAGTGCCAGTGAGTGATCCTGCGATGTTTAGTATGAGTCAAAGGGTGACTATGGCGCAAACTCAACTACAAATGGCGCAAACTGCTCCGCAAATACATGATCTACATGAAGCGTACCGTAGGATGTATTCTGCTTTAGGAATACAAAATATAGATGATATATTACCGCCAAAGGATGAGGCAATACCTAAAGACCCTGTAAGTGAAAACATAGATTCTTTAATAGGCAAGCCGTTAAAAGCGTTTGAAAGTCAGAACCACGACGCTCACGTTGCTACACATTCTGCATTTTTACAAGACCCAAATATACAAAAGAATCAGGTCGCTAGTCAAGTTTTGATGGCGCACATGCAAGAGCATTTGGGTATGAAGTATAAGCAACAGGTAGAGCAGATTATTGGTCGTCCTATACCTGCTGAGGGCATGGTAATGGATCCACAACAAGAGGCAGCATTAGCGGAGGCAACAGCAATGGCTACTCAACAAATTAGTCAAATGGCTCAACAAGCAGCTGGGACAGGACAATCTGATCCTATTGTTATGTTGAAACAACAAGAGCTTCAGATACAACAAGCTGAAGTACAACGTAAAGCTGCAGCAGATCAACAAAAAGCTCAACTTGAAGCCGCTAAACTTCAACAGCAAGCTCAACTTGCTCGGGCAGAAATAGAATCTGATGAAGATATTGCTGCGCTTCGGGCGAACGTCTCTCTAGCTACAAGGAAAAATTAAAATGAGCCGTGTTCAAGAAATAATGGAAATGATAGCTAATGAAACTGACCCAGATAAGCTGCAAGTATTAGAGTTTGATTTAAGACAAGCTATGGGTCGTAAAGATGCAGATATGAAAAAATCTGTAAAGAAACGTGCAGGTGGGGGAGCATCTATGACAGATAAACAAAAGAAATTTGCTGCATTAGCCCCTCCAAATGACAAAATTACCTATGCAGATAAGATTGCAGGTGCTACAGGTAAAGTCAGAAAAGCAGCAGGTGGTGGCTACGGTGGTGGCGGTGGCGGAGACGAAGTTCTTGCTGCGCGTCGCTGTAAAGGTGGCGGCATTGCTATAAAGGGTACGGATTTTAAAGGCACTTTTTAAATGGATTTAGTTTCATATCTTCTTGGTAAGATAGAAAAGAGACAAGCAGAAATTAGCGAAATGCTAATGTCTAATGGTGTTGCAAATATGGAGCAATACAATCATGCAATGGGTCAAGTTTCTGCTCTTGGCGAAATTGAACAAACTTTGAGAGAGACTCGAAGTAGATTGGAGAGAGACGAAGATGACTAAACGGTTATTCGTTCCTGACCACATCCTAGATAAGGAAAAGGAACGCCGAGCTGCAGCAAATTTAGCCGCAGTATCGCCAAATCGATTTGATGCGGCACAATTTTTGCCAGATCAAGAAAATGAAGACTCCGCCTCAGCTTTGGAAAAACTTCCAAAACCCACAGGCTGGAGAATTTTAATTCTTCCGTACACACCATCTAAAGAAACTAAAGGTGGTATTCTTCTCGCGGATGAAACGGTTGAGCGTAATCGGCTTGCTACAAATGTAGGTTATGTGGTTAGTCTTGGTCCCGATGCATATGCTGATAAAGATAAATTTCCTGATGGTCCTTGGTGTAAAGAGGGCGATTGGGTGCTTATCGGTAGATATGCTGGTTCCCGTTTTAAAATAGATGGCGCAGAGCCTCGTATTCTTAATGATGACGAGATTATCGCCACTATTAATGATCCTCGTGATATAATGTCTGTATAGGAGAAATAAATGGCTGAAGTAAAAGAAAAACAACAAGAAGATCTTTTTGAAGAAAAAGAAGAAATAAATGTTGAAGTTGAAGAAGAAACAGAAGAGCAACCGCAAGAGGCTGCAGAAGATTCTTCCAAAGAACATGAAGAATACTCAGATGGCGTTAAAAAGCGTATTGACCGTTTAACTTATAAAATGAGAGAGGCGGAAAGACGAGAACAAGCCGCTATTGAGTATGCTAAAAAGCTAAAAGATGATAATGATAAACTTACCACTAATTTTTCTAAAGCTAACACTACTCTTGTAAATGAGGCAGGGGGACGTGTAAAAAGTGAATTAGCAGAGGCAAAACGAGCATTAAAAGCTGCTTATGAGGAAGGTGACTCTGAAGCAATGGCAGATGCTCAATCAGTTATTGCTAGGCTAAGTGTTCAGAATGATAGAATATCTAGAGAGCAAGCCCGAATAGAGGCTCAAGAAAAAGAAGCTCCTACTCAGCCTGCTCCTGAACCTGCCCAAACCGTTGCTCAGCCTCAACCACAGATAGATCCAAGAGCCGAAAAATGGGCTAATGATAACGAGTGGTTTGGAAAAGATGAAGGAATGACCTTTACAGCGTTTTCAATTCATCGTAAACTGATCGAAGAAGAGGGGTTTGATCCCTCGACAGAAGAATATTATGAAGAGATTGATAATAGACTTCGTAATGAATTTCCTCATAAGTTTGAGGAACAAAAATCAGGAAGTGCGCGGAGACCCGCCCAAACCGTCGCTCCTGCTTCTCGAAATGTAAAGTCTGGGCGCAAGACTGTCCGTTTGACTCAAAGTCAAGTGGCCATTGCTAAAAAACTCGGAGTTCCCCTAGAGGAATATGCGAAACACGTGAAGGAGGCCTAAAATGTCTGAAATTTCAAAAAGAACTCCTCGCGCTGCTGAAACTCGCTCAATGCAAGAGCGCAGAAAACCTTGGCGTCCATCGTCATCACTTGAAGCACCAACGCCTCCTGAGGGCTATAAATTCAGATGGATTCGTACAGAAACTCGCGGTTATGAAGATCGTAAAAATGTTTCTGGCCGTATCCGTGAAGGATATGAACCTGTTCGCGCAGAAGACTATCCTGACTTCGATGCCCCAACTATTGAAGATGGTAAGCATGCAGGAGTCATTGGTGTAGGAGGATTGATGTTGGCAAAGGTGCCAGTCGAAATTGCCGAAAGCCGTCAAGAATACTTTGAATCGCAAACTGCGGATCAAATGACAGCTGTCGATAACGACCTTATGAAGGAACAGCATCCTTCAATGCCGATTACTAATGATCGGCAATCTCGTGTAACCTTTGGTGGTCCGAATACTAAGTAGGCCACTTATTTTATTTATGGAAGGTAGAAAAAATGGCTAATAAAGATGCCGCTTTTGGACTAAAGCCTGTCCGTATGCTCAGTGGAGTTTCTAACTTTACTACAAACGAATACGTCATTGCGTCGGGAGCAACTGGTCCTATTTATCAGGGCATGCTCGTGATTATGGATGCAGGTGGTGGGGGAGATATTCTTCCTGGAACCAATACTGCAGACGATAGCGTTGGTGTGTTCCAAGGTTGTAGCTACACTGATCCTACATCAGGAAAACCTACGTTTAAGAATTTTTATCCAGGAAGCATTGCTGCTTCGGATATTGTTGCAAACGTATATGACGATCCAGATATTGTCTATGAAATTCAGTGTGACGGAACATTAGCTCAGGCTAGTGTTGGCGCAAACGCTGATACTACTTCGATGACATCTGGTAGCTCAACAACTGGTAAGTCTGCTGGAGAAATTTCAGCAACCACGGCTTCTGGTTCAGCACAACTTCGGATTATCGGTATTTCTAAAGATCCCGATAATAGTGATCAAACGTCTAATAATACTAATGCTTACGTTATCATTAACGAGCATGCGTATAAGACAACAACTGGCACTAAGTAGGAGGGTTGACTAATGCCTATTTCAAGAGCACAACTCGCCAAAGAACTTGAGCCAGGACTCAATGCCCTCTTTGGCATGGAATAT